ACCCTTTCCTGCGTCGATAGGCTGTAACGACCCTGCTGGGCCATCTTTTGATGTTGCCATACTTCGTCTCCATCATGTTTAAGCCATCTGTTATGGCCCAAAATAAAAATAACGCCACAATCCAGTCAGCGTTTTGTGTAAACCAATCAATCATCGTGTGCACGGACTTCCTCCTGACCAAACACCGCGTCCTCAATCCTCATGACGAGGTCCGCAATGCCCTGTAAATGAGCGCCACCGCACTTGCTTATGCGGAGTTTACTTTCTAATATCACCTTCCCGTCCTCTGAATCTTGGTCGGTTATTGTGATTACGTAGCCTTCTAGGGGCTGAACTAAGGGAGCTTCGCCTGACATCATTCCTCCTCAAACATGCGATCGAAGCATTCTTCACAGGTCCCGCTTATGCGAAATTCCCGTTCTCCTGCTTCGGTGTGGATTTTAGGTTTGGCGTCTTCTTCACAAACCCAACATTTGCCCTTCTCTGTAAAGGCCGTGGCGGTGGTTGCTATTTCAATCAGCACGTCGTTCAGTTTAATAGTCATTGTTCGCTCCTGTGCGGCACTGGACCCCCATTATAGCACACCGGGGGGCTGCTGTCAAGTATCTGTTCAGTCCGGGCATTTAAAGCGGATTCGGTCCCAAAGTGGGAGGTCGCACTGTTCAATTTCCGGGTATTGGCCTCTTGGTTCGCTCTGCGGTGGGTCGATGCTTGCAGCCTTCACTGTAAACAGCACCACAGCTACGATTATCAAAGCCCACGCTAGAAAGCCCGCTAAAATGATCGTGACCCACGTGTTGGGTCTTATTGTGAATTCAGCTTTAGTCAGTTTCATCCAAGATTTCCTCGCCTACTGTTATGTGCCATTGTATCCATTCGTCCTCTTTGAGCGGGTTGTCCTGTGGGTTGTGCTCAAAATACCAGTCGATTGCGTTCATGACGGTTTCAAAAACCCCGTCATTCCCATTCAGGGCGTCTTGCAGCCCTTCTTTTACGTCTTTATCGAGTTTCCTACTCATTCAGTCCCTTCCCCTGTCCAAATGCGAAAGAGTGCCGCCGCTATTACTGGATTGCTGTAGCCATTCCAGACTGAGCTTATTACCTCGGCATTCGATTCGTCTGCGATTTCCATCACGTAATAGGTCAGGTCTTTCTTGCTTGCTTTGCCTGCCCCCATGCTTTCTATTGTTTCGCCGCGCTCGATTGCGGCTGTTACTAGCTCTGTTACTCCGGGCATTACCATGTCTCCTCTGGTGTGATTTCGCACTTCTCTGTCATTTCTGTTACAACGTCGTTCAGCCAGTCTTCCGTCTCGTCTTCCATCCCCAAAAGCTCCTGAAAGGTCATGCAACCGCGTGTGTGCCACGTTTGCAGGAGCATTTGCTTCAGGACTTTGGTTTCGGCCTTGTTGAGCGTTACGCCCATTTCTATTTTGTCGTCGTCAAATCCCACTGTCTTCTCCTAGAAGCCACTCGTTTTCGTCCTCAAACGCTGGGTGCGGCTCAAAATCCCGGGCGCTGGTTGAGCTTGGTTGCTCGGCCAACACGAGGATTATGACTGCTTCGCCAGTTCTCATGTCGGTTTCGACGGTGAAGTTCCTCACTTCATGAACGTCGTATTCGCCTTCTATGTTGGCCATGAGTTTCAGCCCTTCCAGCGTTCGTTTGTTCAGATGTTGTGCGTCCATTTCTTGCTCCTGTAAGTCAAAAAGCGCCCTCGTGTTGAAGGCGCTTGAGTCTTACACGCGCTTGTAGATGTTCAGCCCGATTGTTGCGTCGGTGCCGGGGATTTTTGCGTTGCCCCGGCTCGTTGCGATGATTCGGGTCTTGCCGCTTTTGCTCAAACCGAGGTCTGATTCGAGGTTGACCTTGATTGTGAGCGTGTTGCCTTCTACTGTCATTTCCATGTTTTCCATTTCGTTCTCCTTCGGGGTTGACCGGTCCTTCTCGCCGTTTGTGGCGCGGGGCCGGGGCCGACCCCCATTGTACCACAGGGGGGCCTCGGGCACAAGTCCTGTTCCCTCCGCCGAGAACTAGGACCGGGGAGACCGGTCACGGTGAGATTCCGGTGTTTCAGGCCCCGTCGTTCGGGGCTGGTCTTCGGTGGTCCTTCTGGTCCTTCTCTCTCAAAAACGACGAAAGAAAAAGAAAAGGGACTCCCCCCCGAGGGGCATTCGCGAACCCCCCCTCCCCCTCGATGGGTCTACTGGGCGAACCTCGGCGGTCCTCGGGACCGGTCTCTTTCGTGGGTCTGTTCATGAATCCGGGGAAGCCCGCGCCTCCGTCCGCGCTTCGATGCGCCCGTTCCTCGCGCCGTTGGGTTCGCTCTACAACGCCTTGCATTCCCAGAAACGTGTTCCAAGTTCACTGTAAAACCCCTTCGGGGCTTGGAACGTGTTCGCGTAAGTCGCCCGCTCTCCCCCCTCCCCTCACGGTTTCCCGGGGTTCCCGAACGTGTTGCTTGTTCCGTGCTCGTCCTCCTTGTGGCCTTCCCGAAGCCCCCGAACGTGTTCCCAGAGGCTTGGGGAAAGTGGCCCGGGTTGCCCCGGGCCGTTCCTCCTTAGCTGACCGTGTTCAGCTGCTTGCTAGCGGCCTTCAGTGCGGCCATCACGTCCTTGGCGGTTGCCTCGCCGCGTTTCACGCAGCCCCGGACGATGTTGCCGCTGTTCATCCGCTTGGCCCCTTGGTTGCGGTTGGCGTACCGCGTTGCCAGCGTCCCCGGTTCGAGCTTCTTGAGTCGCTCGGCGGCTCCCATCACGGCTTCCGGGCTGCTTCCCCTCAGCATCTGGGCAACTTCGTCGCCGTTGTCCATGCTGAGATTCCCGTTGGCCAGCTGGGTCGTTTCGTACCCGGCTTTGTACGCCCTGAGTTGCTCGCTCTTCGAGCGCTTCGGGGTTCCCTCCACTTCGGTCGCTTCCGCTTCCGTCGCGTCGTGCTTCGCTTGCTTGGTCATGTCGTGCTCCTGTGTTGCGTCGGGGGGCGGCGGGGCGGGTTGCCGAGCCGCCAATCCCGACGACACCCCCATTGTACCACAGCCGGATCGCCGTGTCAAGTGCCGCGTTCGGAACCCGGACGACGCGGGGTCTGGGCGTGTTCCGCCCCCCGGCTTGGGGTGGGGTTCCGCGCCCCGGGTGGGGGGGTGGCGGGGTGTTGCAAAAAAGGAACGCGTTCGTCCGCGTCAAAAAGAACGCGAGACGGGGGAAGCACCCCCCCGAACGGAGGACCCGCTGTTCCGCGTTCATAGGGGGAGCACACGGGCTTAATCCTCTTCTCCTCAGCGCCCTTGTCGATTCTTCTTTTTCCGCGTGCGCGGGCGCGAATTTTCCCGTTTTTTTCCCTAGGGATTCCCTTGCGCAGACTTGACAGAACCCCCCGCGACGTGGTATACTGGTCCGCATGAGAGAATCATTCTTCAGGAACCTTCCGCCTTTAACGATGGAAGAAGCTGCAAAGCCAATGTCCTTGGAGGAGCGCACTTACATCCTTAACGAAAGGGTAAAGCAAATTGGCCGAGCAAGAATTAGAGTTGACCAGCGAATCATCAGCGCCAGCCGAACTGAGCGAACTGAGATTAGCCGAACTGGAACTTGATTCTCAGGAAAGGATGTTCTGTTATGAATACCTTACTGACTATAATCCTGTACGGGCAGCTGTTGATGTCGGTCGGGCTGGTAGTGCGGGTCGCAAGTTCCTCAGAACTCCGAAAATTGCCCGCTTTATTAGGCTTCTGTCTGATGAACTTATTGCTGATAGCCTTATTACAAGGGATATGGTACAATATGAGCTACTTCATGAGTATCTCCCGAGGGCAAGAGGTGACGTTGCTATCAACGGAGTCGACCGGGATGGTATTGAGTTCGAGGGAAAAGTCACAAACATGGCAGCATATGGTAAAGCACTCGATATGATGTCCAAGCACTCCGGTTTTACCGTCCCCGAAGTTGTTGCTGGTGGCCTATCCATTAACATCAATTTCGACAAACTAGGGGTTAACGATGCAACCCCCGTAATCGAAGGAGAGTTCAGTGAGCAAGCAGTCCCAAGCAAAGAAAATCCAGAAGTTGGCGGCTAGACGTGCTAAGCGTAAGCTACCTACCCCGGGAGATAACACACCGGTCGAAGCGGCCCCTGTTGAAGAACGGGAACCGTTAGACCATGGCACTGAATCTTCCGAATGAGTGGGTCGCCCGCGATTACCAGTCCCCCCTCTTTCAGTACTTGTTTGAGGGGGGTCTTGAACGAAAACGCGCTGCGGTGGTATGGCATCGACGATGCGGTAAGGATTCGTGCTGCCTCCAATTGTCGGCTGTCGCCTCCCAGATGCGTATCGGAACCATCTGGCACATGTTGCCTACGCTCAAACAAGGGCGGAGGGTAATATGGGACGGTATAGACCGGGAAGGTCGCAGAATGATCGACCAAGCGTTTCCCAAGGAAATGCGGCAGATCGACAACCCCATAAACAACTCCGACATGCAAATACGCATGCGGAACGGCTCCATATATCAAGTAGTGGGGTCCGACAACTATGATAGCCTCGTCGGAACAAACCCCGTTGGCGTTATTTTCTCCGAGTACGCCGTTGCTGACCCTAAGGCATGGGATTATATTCGTCCCATCCTCGCTGAGAACGGCGGCTGGGCATTGTTCATATACACCCCTCGTGGAAAGAATCACGGTAAGAAACTTTTTGATATGGCTTCGGGTAATCCTAGGTGGTACAGCAGCCTGCTTACGATCGAGGACACGTTCCGGCCAGACGGGACCCACGTTATCTCTCCACAGATTATCGCTGAGGAGAGAGCAGAAGGCATGGCTGAGGAGAAAATTCTTCAAGAATATTTCTGCAGCTTTGAAGCAGGTATGGAAGGCGCGTTCTACACGAACGAGCTTAATCTCGCAGAGCAAGAAGGACGCATTGGTCACTTCCCCCACGACCCCATGCGCACAGTCCAAACGTGGTGGGACATAGGATTTAGGGATGCAACTTCTATTATCTTCACTCAAAGGGGCGAAGACGGCAAGCCGGTTATTATCGACTACGCAGAAGGACGGAACAAAGCTCTTGACCAATGGATTAGAGACGTCCGATCCTTACCGTATGACTACGATGAGCACAACGGGCCGCACGACCTTGAAAACACCGATTTCACAACCGGAAAGACAAGGAGGGAATTCGCGGATGCGCTCGGATTCCCGTTCGAAATTGTGGCGAAACTCCCGGTTCAGGATGGCATAGACGCAACGAGGGCTATGATACGTGTCGCAAGATTTAACGAACCAAACGTTGGACGCCTCCTTGACGGGTTGTATTCGTACCGTCGTGAGTATGACGAACGTATGCAGATGTTTAAAGATAAGCCGTTTCATGATTGGGCGTCACACCCGGCAGACTCAATGCGCTACCTGTCGGTGGGGTGGCACACAACCGCAGCAAGGACTATCGGATCAATGAACTTCGGAGTCAAAAGTGCAATAGGAAAATCAAAGAAATCACGTCGCCAGAACGCTATGGATACCTACCCTTGGATGTTTAACGAAGACGGAAGCCTACGAAATGGACGCCAGTGATATTGTAAAACGCTTTGATACCCTCGTATCTCTACGGAAGACCGTTGAGGACGTTTGGGATGTTATTAACAAACTAGTTGTGCCCTTCCGTGGCGACTTCTTCCGGGATATATCTACGGAACATGCGGTCACATGGAGGGATAACCGTGAAATATTCGACTCTACGGCGGTGGACGCTGCTGGTACTCTTGCTGCTTCTATTCATGGCTCTCTTACTAGCCCCGCTATTCGTTGGTTCGAACTGGCCTTTCGTAGTGAAGAACTAAACGACGACAAGGAATCTCGCCAGTGGCTTGAAGAGGCCGCGCACAAGTGTTTCTTGGCGCTCCAAGACTCCAACTTTAACCTCGAAGCCAATGAGACATATATCGATCTTGTCTCCTATGGTACTTCGATGATTATCGAGGAAGTCGAAGAGAAGAATGGTAAGTTCCAGAAACTGAATTTTCAGTCAGTCCCGGTCGAGGAAACGTGGTTTGAGCAAGACCATACCGGACAGGCTAACCGCAGTTACCGAAGGTATATGTGGACAGTTGACCAGATAGCCTCCAAGTTCGGTATAGAGGCATTACCCGAGGCCATGCAGAAGCAGGTAGGCAACCCCGAAAGCATGGACCAGAAACTCAAGGTCATCCTGTGCATATACCCACGGGAAGACAAGAAAGACGCCGATGTCTCTAAAGTGCTCGCGCCTAAAGAGCGGCCATGGGGCATGAAGCATGTTCTGCATAAGAGCAGCTTTGAACTGGGTGAAGAGGGCGGGTATTATGAGAACCCGGCCTTTATCCCCAGATGGCGCAAGACTTCCAAGTCCATGTGGGGCCACGGCCCAGCAATGATAGCCCTTCCGGATATACTGACTATCAATCAACTCGTCGAACTTATCCTTAAGTCAACCGAGAAGGTAGTCGACCCTCCGACAAAAGTAACTGAGCGGGGCCTACTGTCCGACTTGGACTTGGAACCTGCTGGCCTGACCGTTGTGCGCACTATGGACTCGATGATGCCTTACGAGTCCGGTGCGCGCTTCGACGTATCGCAACTCCAACGCGAGCAGTTGAAACAGAGCATCAGGTCTATCTTTTACGTGGATCAGCTGGAGCTAAAGGAGTCTCCGGCAATGACCGCGACCGAGGTACAAACGCGCTATGAACTCATGCAGAGGCTCTTGGGACCTACACTTGGACGACTTCAATCGGATTACTTGGACCCACTCGTACAGAGGACATTCAATATCCTATACCGAGCAGGGCAGTTTGGGGAACTCCCATCGACCATTGCCGAGCAGGGCGATGGCGAGTTGGACATTATATACACGGGGCCGCTTGTTCGAGCGCAGAGAGCGGATATTGCTCAAGGTGTCTCGCGATGGGTTGCCTCGCTTGCCGAGTTGGGTGACATTGTCCCAGAGGTTTTGGACATCCCGAATTGGGATGAGATTGGTAAGGAACTCGGGTCACTGGAAGGAGTACCCGCTAAATTGATGAACTCCGATGCTGAGATTAAGCTTCTACGTAAGAAGAGGCAGCAAGCACAAGCAGCTACCGCTCAGGGATTGGAAGATGAACAGGTCGGCAAGGGTCGTCAGGCTCTAGCGGAAGGTGAAACAGCGCTACAGGAGGTAAGTGGTGGTGGTGGACCAGCAGCAGAACAAGCAGCCTAAAGAAGCTGCAATAGAGGCCCTTGGAAAGAAGGCCGGGAACTTTCACAAACTTTTCACTTCGCCAGTTGGCGTGGAAGTTCTCCAAGCTCTTGAAGAGGAATTTAACCCTGACGTGTTGTTGGGGGATTCGAACGCGAAAACAAACTATAACGTTGGTGCGAGAGACGTTGTTATCTACATTCGCCAGATGATAAGGTATAAAGACAATGCCAGACGAACCGAATTGGAGGGATAGCCTCTCCGACGATTTAAAGGCCCACAAGGGCCTAGCGGATGTTAAGGATGTGGGGTCATTGGCCCAGCAGTTCCTTGACGGACAACAGATGATTGGTAACTCCATACGTGTCCCGGGGCCAGAAGCCGGTGACGACGCTTGGACTGCATTCCATACCAAGCTGACGGATAAGGTGCCTAACCTAATCCCCATGCCGGATAAGGATAATGCAGAAACCATGCAGACCCTATACACCAAACTGGGTAGACCAGAGGATGCAACGGGGTATGAACACCCCGAGGGTACTGACGCAACCAAGATGAAGGAGTTTGCGGAACTCTCCCATTCACTGGGTCTTTCCAAGGACCAGTATGGCAAAATGGTAGGGGCGCTAGCCGACTTTACCAAGAAGCAAGAAGAGGTCGCAAGTGCTGCCTTCCTGCAAGGCGTTCGAGAGCTTAAGCAGGAGTGGGGTATCGTCTATGAGGATAATGTCCAAATGGTCGATCAGGTGATGAAAGGCACTCAAGCCCCTGACTACCTCAAGGAACTCGCGGCGGATGGTAAGATGCCAGCCGAGGGTATGCGGTGGCTCTACAACATCGGGAAGCAACTTGGTACCGAGGGCATCAATTTCAATAAGGATGAATTCTCGAGCCGTGTTACCCCTGCCGAGGCGAAAGCCCGGGTTGCGGAAATCATGGGCGACCGGAAGGGTCCTTATTGGGACGGTGGTCACCCACAGCATGGGGAATACGTGCAGAGGGTTGTAGACCTCAACCGCGCCGCAGCAGCAGGTGGCGGATAAGTTTGAGTGCTGGTCCTGTGGAGCCTGCTGCAAGATGGCGGGCTTCAATCACCCTGAGCTAGACCGGGGTGATGGGACCTGTATTAACCTCACCGAAGATAACCTATGCTCAATCTATGGGGATAGGCCCGACTTCTGCCGCCTAAATCCGAAACGTCCTGCCGCTGAGCAGGAGAAATGGTGCAAGCTCATGGAAGCGAACTGGCCAACCTACTTGCAGGGGTTGACACGAGCGCCCGGATGTGGT